TTTTTCAACCTGATGCTTCGACAATTCAACAGAAAAAGTGCGGTCATATTTTAGTTTACTTTTTTAGTGTCGGTTTTTTTTTTTTTTTTTTTTTTTTTTTTTTTTAAAAAAAAAAAAAAAACAAGACAATTTTATTTATGGCAAAACATTTATCTGAAGACGAAGTTACACTCGTTGTAAATGCTAAGGCAGACAAGGCGCAGCAGAATATTCGTAAGTTCTCTAAGGAAATTGATAACCTTGGAGAGCGCAATAAGTCACTCCAACGTCAAATGGAATCTCTCGAACTTGCAGGGAAAAAGAATACTGATTCGTGGAAACAACGACGTGAAGAGTATGGCAGAAATGCCACGCAGATTCGAAACCTCAAACAGCAAATCGCTGCTGAGACGAAAGCACTTGACCTTAATGCTCTCACTATGGCACAACTACGTCAACAAGCACGTAGTCTTCAACGACAGCTTGACAATACGTCTAAAACTATTAATCCAGAAGATTGGAAAAAACTCTCCAGCCGACTCTCTGATGTTAGGGATCGTATGGGTGAACTTTCCGATGCTTCAAAAAGCCTTGTTGAAAAATACGCCAACCCACAAGCCATGTCTTTCCTCCATGGTGAACTATTTGTCCGTTTTGCAGAACTGGTAGGAAAAGCCCTCCAAAAGGTAAAAGAGTTTGCTGCTGAAGGCATCAGTATGGCAGAGTCTGCTGATGGTGTTATCCACGCTTTCCGCAATCTTAATCAACCTGGGCTTCTTGATAACCTTCGAAAAGCTACCAAAGGAACTGTTAGTGATATAGAGTTAATGAAAGCAGCTGTCAAAGCTAAGGATTTCCGTATCCCTCTCGAAGATCTTGGTAAATACCTAACCTTCGCTCAGCTTAAAGCACAACAGACAGGACAATCGCTTGACTATATGGTGGATTCTATCGTAACGGGTCTTGGGCGTCAGTCTCCACAGATTCTTGACAATCTCGGACTGTCTGCTGCTGAAATCTCAGAAAAGACAAAAGAAACTGGAGACTTTATGAAGGCGGTAGCTTCTATCGTCGAGAAAAATGTTGCGTCAGCAGGAGAAACTTACATCTCTGCTGCTGATCGCGCTGCTCAAAAAACTACTGAACTCGAAAACAAACAGTTACAATTAGGAGAAGCCTTACTCCCTCTTAAGGAGAAAGCCGTAGATACGTTTGGCTCTATGAAGATTAGTATCATGGAGTGCATTGTCTGGCTTATGAATCATCGTAAAGCTTCAGCTGCACTTGGCTTAGCTATTACGAGCCTCACTATCAGTATGACAGTTCTTAATACTGCCTTCAGAACTTGGATAGCACAAACAGCAGTTGCAAAGGTTGCTATAGCAGGATGGACCTCTGCCGTAACAACACTTAAAGGTGTTTATTTACTTGTTGCAGCTGCTATTAATGTCATGCGAGGTAATACTATTCGTGCTACGGCTCAGATGCGACTTTTCAATCTAAGTTGTAAAGCAAATGTTATTCTTCTTCTTGTTACTGCAATAGTTGCAGCAGGAGTTGCTCTCTACTCCTACATGCGTAGCGTGGATAAGGTGAAAGTAGCTATGGTGAATTTCAATTTGGAGCATGCACGCACCGCAGCTGCAATAAAGAAACAGAATAAAGAGATTCAGAAATCTGTCAATGATTCTACAGCAGAAGAAATTACAAAGATAAAGTTACTGCAAAAAACAATACATGATACCTCTAAGTCATATAATCAGCGGAAAAAAGCCATTCAAGATATGCAGGCTATTATTCCTGGTTATCATGCTACAATTTCAAAAGAAGGTAGGCTTTTTAATGAAAATACTAAAGCCATAGATATCTATATTCAAAATCTCCGTCGTGCTGCTCGTGCAGAAGCTGCCTATGAGAAGATGAAAGATAATGAGAAAAAGATTCTTGATGCCCAAGATACCGTTTCAGACTCAAGCCAAAAGGGGCGTAACGTTAGTAATGCCGCACAACGTAGGGGTATTAATATGGTAGCAGGAGAACGTGTGCAGAAGAAAACGCAAGTATTCGAAGGTGCTACCCCTGGCTCTGCTATGACTAATGAATATTATGTAGTTGTCGACAAAAACGGAAAGGTTCTCCGAGAGATAAGTAAAGATAAAGCTATCCCTATTATGAAAGACCAAGAATGGGGCGATATGTTCGGGGCGAGAAAGAAGGTGGCTCAAGACCAAGTGCAACAGTACACTGCACAAAACGACCGCTTACAGAAAGTTATTGAGCAGAATGGTGGTATCAATCAGAAATTTAAATCAGGTGGAAAACCTCAGGGCGGTTCTCCTGTTGGCTCTGTTGGTGCAGAATTAGATATTATTTCTGCAAAAATAGAGGCTTTGAAAGCAAAACGCCTAACTATTAAGGTTGGTGATACGAAAGGGCTAAAAGCAATTGATGCTCAAATCGCAGCGTTGGAAAAGCGCAAGAGTAGTTTAGAATATGGTAAGTCCTCAGGGAAGACAAAGACTAAAACAAAAACTCACAAAGGTCCTAATCCCGACGATGTGGCAACAAAAGATTTCACTCATGATCGTGCTCAAGACCTCGATGCTGAAAAGCGAAGTTATGATAAGAGTCTGAATGCTCTGAAAGAAGCTCTTGCGAAAAAGAGTCTTACGCAAGAGCAATACAGCGCATACGTAGCTGCTCTCAATATTCAGCATCAGAACAAACTTCTCGACATAGAGAAGGCATATTTGCAACGCTCTGAGAACTTAGTATTCAAGGATGCTGCGAAAAAGAAGACCTTGCAGGAAGGGCAAGCTAAAGCTGTCGCTGATCAGCAGCAGGCAGCGAACACCGCTTACATCGAGGCTGAAAAAGAATACTACGAATCGCTTGAGAAGATACAGCAGTTAGCACCTAATAAGCCACAGACGTTAAAAGAAGAATGTGATGCGACATTGCTCTTCTTGGATGGATATTACAAAGCTTCATTGCAGCGAGCAAAAGGTAATGGCGAACGTGAGAAAGAAGTCACAAAAGCTTACGAAGCTGCTAAGGCTGCTATCATTGTGGATTATGCAAAGAAAACAGAGGAGCAAAAGGCACAAGCACGACAGGAGTATGGGCTTGACACATTCGAAGACCAGTATGCCGCACGTCGTAAGAAGATAGAGAATGACACCCTACTCAATGAGCAAGATCGTCAGCAGGCTCTTACTAATCTTGATCAGCAGGCAGAAGAACACCGCTTTCAGATACGTCAGCAGTATGGTCTTGTCTCACAGCAGGAAATCTATAATGCAGAGTTGAATCAGTTGAAGATGCACCTTCAGAATAAAGAGATATCTGAAGAAGAATATGAAGAGGCAGTGAAGAATATGAAGATTGCCAAAATGAAGGAGGCATTCGATTTTTACTCTAACCTCTCCAGCGGTGCTGTTCAGGCGCTACAGCAAGCAGAGGAAGCGAACGTTGATGCGAAGTATGATGCGGAGATTGAAGCAGCGAAAAAGGCTGGCAAAGATACCACGGAACTTGAAAAGAAAAAAGCGGATGAGAAACTGAAGATACAGAAAAAGTATGCTGATGTTAACTTCGCAATCAAAGCCTCTCAGATTATAGCTGACACAGCAACCTCAATCATGAAGGCTTATGCAGACCTTGGACCAATCGCAGGTTCTATCGCTGCTGCCTTGATGGGTGTGACTGGTGTTGCACAACTCTCAGCAGCGAATGCGGAGCGTCAGCGTGTTAAACGTATGTCGCTCAATGGTGCAGGCGGTTCCGCCTCTGCTTCAGGCGCACGTGTTGCCACTGGACTTGAGTCGGGAGGTAGTATCGATGTCGAGCGTAGGCAAGATGGCAAGATGTTCCGTGCTGATTACGACCCTGACAGACGTGGATTTATCGACAAACCAACCGTTCTCGTCGGAGAAGGTGGGTATGGTCACAGTAAGGAGTGGGTGGCTTCGAACGCTGCTGTTGAGAACCCTACAATAGCTCCATTCATTGATATCATCGACCGTGCTCAGCGTGCAGGAACCATTCGCACGCTCGACATGAATAAGTTTCTCATTCAGCAGGCGCAAGGTCGTGCCTCTGGTGGATATGTCACACCAACAGTTAATGACGTGCGTGGTGTAGCGAAAGACTCCTACAAGGATACACTCATCGAGCGATTAACTGATGTTCTTGACCGATTGTCGGTTGACGGTATTCCTGCATCAGTCTCTCTTAATGAGATAGAACAGAAGCAGCAGCTACAAGACAAGGCACGAAGATTCGGAAGTAAATAGACTTAACACCTTACATAGTAATGAAGATAACTAACATAGAAAAGGGCGAAGACTACAACCTCAAGCCCGACACACAGATACAAGTTGAACGAACCAATCCATTCTTCAATGATTACGGAGAACAGACGACACCGCTCGAACTCCCAGCATCCGAGCGTAACCGCAGGATACTTGGTTTCCCTGACTCGTTCGGTCGACGAGTGAAGATGACTGCTACAGATGTCGCGATACAAGATGGTGAGTACTTCGCTCAATGTAGGCAGGTGGTGCTGTCAGCTCAATACAAGGGTGGAATATCAACCTCCTTCTACATTAACGATGGCTCCTTCTATTCAAGGATTCAGAAGGTGAAGCTCAAGGACATCTTCAAGGGGGAGTTTATTCCTGGTGTGAATACCGTAGAAGAAGGGATTAATTTTTGTCGTAATCTTCGCAATAACTCTAATGAGCATTACGGCATCTTTCCAGTGCTTTTCACGGATGATTCTGGACAAAAGGAAGGTCTTAATTATAAGGTGTTAAATGGGTTTGGTAAGGAAAAGGTGTTGAGATACGACAAAATCTACGACTTCCTTCCAGAGGTACCTTCAGTTAAATCGTTTCACCCCGATATGAGCGGTGATGACTGTGACTTCTATAATGCAGTACAGCGCACCGAGTATGTTAATGACGTACCTATTACGCTCGCACCAGGATATTATATGTCGCCATTCATCCGTGCGAACTATCTTCTAAAGCGTGTCTTCGCTTACTTTGGGTATGATCTGCAAGAGAACTTCTTTACTCGCACAGAACCATTCAATAAGATGGTGGTCGTAAACAATGTTATGGACGTCTTAGTGAATGGAAAGATAAAGGTCGCTGACCTTGTTCCTGATATTACTTGTGCGGATTTTATCTCTGTTTTTCGTAAGAAGTTCTGCTGTGAGTTTACCTCTGATGAAGGTAAGCGCATTGCAGATATCATCTTCCTACGTGATGCGCTGAACGAAGCTCCGAACACCGACCTTACCCATTGCGTAACCCAAGAACCTACACTCTCTTATAAGTCAGAGAACGACTATAAGCGTGTTACACTCTCAGCGGAGGAGAAGGTAGACTCTGAAATATCAGAATCCTACGATGATATAGACAGCTTAGTCAAGGCGAATCCGAACGCTTACTTCGACCCTGTCGATGGAGCTATTTATAAGACTGGATGGTCTGGTGACTTCCAAGTGACGGTGAAGATAGGCGAAGCATCGCAAGACTACAACACTGGCGAAACACTTGAAGCAAAAGAGATAAAGGTTCCTGAACTTATACCAGAGTTGCGCATCCTTAGCTATAAGGCTACTATCAAGGAGGAAGACTTTATCTATGATATGGGTAAATTCCTCTACGTAGGTTCGTACATGTCGCTCAATTCGAAGATGGTTGTTGCAACAGAACCAAAGGAGAACACCTCGGAATCTGCCAACAAACAAAAGACGATACTCGCCTTTAGTTATCTTTCAGACGGTCGTCCAGCAGGAACTATCTCTGCTTATGACGTGAATGCACCTTCACATCCTCGAATCTTCGATTATGCCCTACATTACAATGGTCCACAAGGCATCTTCGAAAAGTTCTACCGTGAATACGACCTGCTGCTGCGCAATTCACTTCACGATATGAAGGTGAAACTGCTACTCTCTCAGTCGCAGAAGCAGAACCTATCCTCTTATGCTAAGGTTGTTATTCGTGGTGTGCCGTTCTTTTTCAACAAACTCAAGTTCACACTTGGAGGGAAGAATGAGTCAGTAGAATCAGAGTTGTACACGGTATCGCTTATGGAACCGACCATCACCGCTCCTACTATCAATGAGCAGCTCAAGGCTATGGATGTGAAGTATAAGTGGGTGGGAAAAGAGAAACGAACATCTGTCAGCTGGGAAGAATACAAGGCTGCTGATCGAGAACGATACAAATCCTTCGTCACGGTCTACCCTCCTCTACCTTCAGCTGAGTATGTCGGTGTGCAATATGGTAAGCAGCGTTCATATACTGAGCGAATAACTCGAGAAGGTGGCTGGTTCAGACACGGAGAGTACGAATACACTCGAACGGAGGTGTGGTTGGAGTGCGTGCCTCTTTAATTATGTCGATTAAAACCTGTCCTTTATCATCTCAAATATATAGGGTACTTTTGTGTTAAACAATTCGCACATGGATATTATTCTTAAACCTGATTCGCTCAGCCTGACTGGCTCGATGAATCACTTTATCATATCAAGCACGCAAGAGGTTACATTCATTCTGAAGTATGCAGACTCGAATGAAATCATTGTGCAACATACCTACACGCCAAACAAGGCTAAGCGCATAGAGATAGACTTAGAGAACATCATCACTCCGCTGCTATCTTTTCAGCTCCAGGAGTCGACTACAATTTATCGTCAACCGAACATTGCTCGTGAGTTTCTTGTTAATCTCATCGAAGATAAGACAGCTGCTCAAGAGTCATGGCAATTCACGGTACTCCGTGCTGGTATCGACAACTTCGCTGACACCGCTTCAAGTTGGTTGAAACGTAACTTCTTGACGTGGCAGCCTACCGTCAAGCCTGTTACCTATTACACACCAGAGTTTCTTAGTTACTACGCTGTCGAGGACTGTGTTGCGAAGTGTCGTGCGTATATAGAAGAGAACGGTAGTTATGTTCAGACAGACATCGAGCTCGGCAACCTCTCTCACGGTAAGGTGTGGACGATGCCTATGCAATATGGAGTCATCGCTGGTAAGCTCAGTAAGATGCCAAGCTACTATGACGTATGGATAGAAGATGCTGCTGGTACTCGACTCACCTACATTCAGCGATACTATGCTTCAGATATCCGTAGCGAAGAAGAACAGTGGGTGCTCTTCGAAAATTCACTCGGTGGTATCGACACCTTCCGTGCGTATGGTGATGCTGAGAACACAGCGAAACATACGCACAATGTAGCAGAGATTGAGAACGATTCAGAAGAGTATCGTGTTGACACTGTCAGAGAATACAAGAAGAACACTGGTTTTCTCTCTAAGGAAGAACGTAAGTGGTTGCTTGACTTCTTCCCCTCTTTGGGTAAATTCCTCTACACAGGCAACTACGTACGTCGCATTGTAGTGACAGAGAGCGACGTAAGTTGGCAGACAAAAGACCTCCCTTCATCTTATACATTTACCTATAAGTACGCAGATGCACGTCCTTACCTGAATATTACCAGGTCAGAGGACGCTGCACCTGCAATGTTGGATATCAAGATTCCTGATGTAGGGTCTTTTACCATCGCCCCACGCTTAGTTGAGCTTGAGCGACTACCGCTGAGCAGTGGGGCTTTATTTCCAGTTCAGAGTCCTTACTCTGATAAGTGGAATATTACAACAGCTGAAGCTATCCTTGAGTGGTTCTCACGTGAGGTCACCGCTGCTTACAAGGGTGATGGTGCGTTTGGACACCGCCACGACAATATGTCGGTACTGAATGCGCTCGATCGTATTGGAGGTTACCTCACCTTGGATGCGCAGAAGATACTCGCTGGCTTAGCTGACGAAGCAAAGTCTGCTCGCTCGCTTGACCCTAAGAGTGTCGACTGGGAGAAAATCGTTCGCACCGATCAAGATACCATCGTTAACTCACTGACTACATTCATGAAGGGTATCGTGTTTGGCAAGTCTGTCCGTGGCGAGTCTGGTATATCCATTTATCAAGATGAAGAAGGTAACTGGCATCTTGATGCAGAGTATCTGCACGTGCATCGTAAGCTCACCGCAGAAGAGGTTGAGATTATGAAGACCTCTCAAATCAAGGGTAAGGTTGTGAACTCTGCTGGTGGATTTGTCATCTCTAAGATTGAAAGAATAGTCGGAGCTTGGCGATGTTACTTCCGTCAAGAAGATGCTGACGGACGCAGAATCTATAACTCTATGCGAGTGGATGACCTTGCTCTGTGCGAGACATTCAACTTGATAGATGCTGACGGTCAGCTGTCTAATCACTACTGGCATCGTCGTGTCACCGCTGTCGGTACTGATTATGTCGACATTGCAGATAACACGAATGCGGATAACTATGCGAGTGGTAGCGATGTTCCGCAGGTGGGTGATGAAGTTGTGCAGCTTGGTAACCTCACTTATGAAGACAGACAGAGTGCTATCATACAGTCAGCTGCTGGTGAGGGTGCGCCTTACTTCAAAATTATAAAGGGTATCAATAGCTTTACCCTTCCTGATCCTATCTTCCTTTTTGATAAGCAGAACTTCGAGATACGTGTCGAGGACCCTGCTGATCGTAGTAAGTATATCCTCCTGCAAGACTTCTTAGAGTCTATGCAGGGACGTATTAGCTCGGTTTTACAGCAGTCAGATAGACAGATTACCTTTTACTTCGGTGATTCTGTTCCTTCATTGACGAATGAACCTGCTAATGAGTGGACGGACGACGAAACGAAAGAAATGCACGAGCATGATGTCTACTACAATCGCTCTTATATCGAGACAGGTGGCGGTCGCTCATACTCATTCGAGAAAAACCAAGATGGGTCTTTTGCATGGAAAGAAATAACCGACGCAGACGTATTGAAGTCTCTTGAAGCAGCACAGCGTGCGCAGGATACAGCAGATGGTAAGCGTCGGGTGTTCGTGCAAGCTATACCAGTTCCTCCATACGATGCAGGCGACCAGTGGAGCAATGCTACGTTCGGTGATAAGTATCGTAACGACTTGCTTGTTTGCATTCAGCCAAAGAAAAAGGGTGAAGAGTTTAGCATCGAAGATTGGCAGTCTGCACAACATTATACTACTAAACAGTTCGAGGCTGAGTTTAATGTTGGTGGTAAATCAATCTCCGCCTTTGTGAAAGACTTGCGTACTGGTCTTGAAGCTGTAGGTATGCACATGGATGGTGAGAATAGCTCTTTCACCGTCAATGCAAAGAACTTCAAGGTTCAAACTCCAGAGGGTAAGGTTGCGTTCGTAGCTTCAGATGGAACGATTGATGCTTCTCGTGTACGTATGCGATGTGAACACGGTTCAATTTACTTCGGTGAAGTTGACGGGTATCCGAACATCATTCTTGCGAATGAACTCGGGCAGCCACAGATAATGCTTAATCATCGTGGTATAGTGAATAAGTATGGAGTAGATATGGAGTTGATTAATGTCAGCAGATACTTCGTTAGCAAGCGTGATGGTAAGGCTTATCTCGGTGTTAATATCATTGTGAAAATCACCAATAGAGGTTTTCAACAGAATACTTATGGCGGTGGTGATATTAAGTTGACTGCTACGCTTGATGATAAGTCACATGAATATACAACCTTACAGTTAGGACAGCAATATACAGACGACAATAAGACTATAATAGCAGCTACAACTCCTATCACACTTAAGATTGGAGAGACTGGAGAAATGATTTATGGTGGACTGTTCGAGATAGGCTCTACAAGTGGAGGTGCGGTTGTTGCTCAAAAGATGTCTTACTCTGTACGATCTGTTTATTACGACACGGTCATTGATAAATCGTATGTTTCGGAATTAGGCGGAAATAACTTCTCTTCTGATAGTGGTGGGAATCTAATCAATCCATCGAATGGCGACGAACCACCAGCTGTTATACCAGCACCTAATATGGATGTTTAATTAAATAAAATAGTGATATGAAAAGTTTAGATTGTATTTACAGGATTTTTGGAAGGCTCGCTGCTATTGGTAGCGATAAGTATCTGCACATGTTTGCAGGTCTTGTCGTTTCGATGATTGTGTGCAAAGCCTTACATGCTATTGATGTGTACTTAATCTTCGCATTGGTACCAGCATTCTTCGTCATGACAGGAAAAGAGAGTGTCGATTACTACTACAGAAAGGAGCAGTTCGATTGGGTCGACGTCTGTGCAGGTATGCTTGGTGCGATCGTGGGTGTTTTTCTTTTCCTATTGTAAAGGAGGTGTTCGTATGGATATAGTTGAATTACAGTTTACACCAGAGTTTATTCACTCTGTAGCTACACATCTTATAACATGTGTCGTGATGTGGGCTTTGGTTGTTAGCGCAGCCTTCATCGACTTGTGGGATAGGGTTTATACGCAAAATAAGTTGAAGAAGCCTTTGACTTCGCACCTTATGCGCAAGACGCTTGGTAAGATTGGTGAGTATTGGCGATTTCTCCTTATCGCCTTGATTATCGATGTAGTGATTTTCACGTCTTGTTCTCTGTTAGGTGTTAAGACTTTCCCTATCTGTACATTACTGTTCTCTGCTTCCTTACTCATCATAGAAACAAAGAGTCTCATTGAACATGCAAGAGAGAGAAAGAGTACCGCTGCTGATATGCAGCGCATCATTCAATCAGTCGTTAGTGCAGCTTCAGATAGAGATGCAAAGAAAGTCATTCAGTATGTCGCTGACTACATTGGTGAAGAGAAAAATGTAAATCAAAAAATAGAAGAATAGTATGGCAAATTTTTCAATAGCAGAGCTGGTACAATCCAGCACTGCTGAACAACTCAAGATAAACAATAACCCTCCTTCTATTGTGAAGGTTCACCTTACAGAAACGATTACTCTTTTAGAGAGTATTCGTGTAGAATGGGGTAAGTTTTGCGAGGCTCACAAACTCGAGAACCCTGCTATCCGTGTAACAAGTGGCTACCGCTCACCAGAATTGAATAAGGCTGTAGGCGGTGTGAAGACCTCCGCACATGTCGAGGGCTACGCTGCTGACTTGCAGCCTGTCAATGGTAAGCAGACTGAGTTTGAACGATTCATGGCTAACGAGTTCTCCAAGATGGGGTACTCCTACGATCAAATTATCGTGGAAAGGAGTAAGACTTCAAGGTGGGTGCATGTTGCCTACAAGAATAGCGACGGACGACAGAGAAGACAATGTTTCAAACTTAAAGTGTAACAAAGTGAGGGAGAAAACTCCCTCACCTAAATCGGAAGAGGTATGAATAGATTTATAAATACATCGTGTAAACTATTAATTTGCGTCCTTATAACAATGTGCGTTGGCTGTCGGACAAAGAAGTCGGTCGCTATTGAAAGCGTCAAGCAAACGTATAATAATGAGCAGGTGACTACGGAACGAAACGAAAAACATATATCGTTCGTCGACACAACTAACATCGACGAACTAACAAGTGTCATACGTGAGTTCGTTTTTGATGTCCCTTGCCTGGGAGATACTTTTGCTACCGACACAAATGTCGGGAGCAAGGTTCCGATGGTTGAATATAAAGCCGACGGCAGCATCATAATTAATCGTGGTTTGAAATCGATTAAAGAGCGGATTGAAAGCCGCAGAAACGAAAAGAGAGGGCTGTCAGAGAAAAAGGATAGTGCTGCTAACAAGCAGACTAATACGAAAGTCAACTTCTCTGAAAACAAACGACATAAAGATAAGCACGTTGAGCAGGTACAGATTGCCGAGCCATTCAGATGGTGGCAAATTATAATGGGCTTACTGGTGTTGTCTATTGTTGTCTTTGGACTAAAATTTAAGCCAAGTATAAAAGGCTTTCTCTTCAAAATTTTCAACAGAATAAATTAAACGTGTTGAATGAAGCACATCAAGGTCTATATAACAGAAAGCCGTACGAAAGATAACCGCTTTGCACAAGCTTCTATCCGTGGCATCGAAGATAATACGGGTGAGAGTTATTCTTCCTCTCACCCTAAACTACTTCAAGATATCATCTGTCACGCTCTATCTCTTGCACACGGAGTTGATATAGAAGGTAATAACGGTTTTACTTATACATTCCCATTCAAGCTATCATAATATGTCAATAGAAAAACTCTACTTAGAACATAAACAGACAGGCGGTCGACTGACCGCTGACGAGTTTAACAAGTTGCCCGAGAAGGTCAACGAGTTAATCGACGCACAGAACTCCGAGGAGGAACGTGTGAAGAAGACGATTGCGAAGAACCGTCCTACGCTCGGACAGCTTTCAAATGTAAATAGCGAAACAGACGAACTCACATCTGAGACGTGCGTACTCGTATGGAATGGTGATGAATGGGTCCCTATGAAGCTGTCTGAACTTAATATTGGGCAAGGTGGTGGAGGTCAGCAGCAGACCATTCTCTATTACTTAAGAGCAGTCAATCAGTCTCCTTCTACTACTCTCTCAGCTTCTAAGTCAGCAGGTGAGTGTGCAATCAAGTTTATGTTCGTGTCTCGCACTAAGGATGTTGGGCAGGCGGATTATATTGATAGCGGTGAGTGGGGAACGTACGAGATTTTCGCTAAAGCTGGTGATGGTACATTCGTGTCTAAGGCTCGTGGTAGATGTCAGTCTAATACGATTACCACTGTTGATGTATTCAAGTTCTTAGAGAGCGGACAAAATAACATCATGGTGAAGATTACAGGTGAGGTGACGGGGCAAACCTCCCCTGCGTTAGTGTATTCGATTACGCTGTCTGCCCTCTTCCTCTCAATATCAGAATTTAACTGGTGGAAGGCGTACCAAGGTGATATTGTATTACCTTGCTACATCAGCGGTAATATCAGTAAGACACTACACGTGAAGATTACAGGTGAAGGCTACGAGCAGACGTATGAGCGACAGTTCGGAACTGCAACCTATACATCTTCGCCTGTCGCTTACACCGTTCCATTTACGAATAAGACAGGTCTTTTCCATCTATCTGCTTGGCTGTCTAATGAAGACAACACCGTCCAGACTACTCCTGTAGGCTATGACTTTATGGCGGTAGCAAACAATGAGGCTGTGAAGATGGTCGTTGTGAATAACAAGGCAGAGAAACTTCTTAACTGGTACGAGAATAAGGTACTGGAATATGCCGTATATGATGGCAAGGCGGTAACGACACCGCTGTCTATCTTGATGAAGAAGGATAACGAGGTCCTTCAGGAGAATGTGTCAGAGAACACGCTGACACAAACCAAAATGCAGTACACACTTTCGCTTGAGGTTGAGACAATCGATAACTCTGATTTTACGGCACTCATCGGATTCCGTACGCACCCAACAGACGAGGTGCGTTTGCGTGACGCTATCCCATTCCCTGTGGATAACTCGCAAGGCTATTCAGCTACAGCTGGAGCGGTGTTCTATTTCAATGCGAAGAACAGGAACAACACCGACACGGACCGCAACATTCTTCGCAATCTCATCAACTCTGATCATGTCGGTTCTGAGTGGCAGAACGTAGCCTTCTCACGTGACGGCTGGGTGACGGACGATGAAGGTGCACGCACATTGCGCTTGCTCGCTGGTTCTCGATTGACAATAGATTACAAGCCGTTCGCAAAGGAGGCAGCACAGAATGGTAAGACTATCGAAATTGACTATCAGATTAACAACACCTCTGATTACGATGCAGAGTGTATATCTATCGCTATGCCTTATCAGAAGGGGTATATCGGATTGAAGGTTAAGCCTTCTTCTATTATGTTCGCAACTCGTAGTGAGCGCAATCCAGATGTACAAGCAATGAGCACAGATGATGGTGTGCGTATTCGATTGGCTCTCGTGATTAGTCCGAAGAAGTACACCTACGTCTTGAATGGTAACACGTATTACCTTAACCTCGTATACCTGTACATTGATGGGGTTGAAGCTCGTAAGTTTGCTTACCTTCTTACCGACTCTATGCAGATAGGTTCAGGTGGTGACATTATTATAGGCTCTGATAAGGCTGATGTTGATTTGTACTCTATTCGCATCTATGACAGCGCAATGGATGCTGCAAACGTCCATCAGGATTATATCAACGCCTTGTCAACCGTGGGTGAGAAGAGTGCCGAGAAGTTGGACAATGATATATACGACACGCTCGGTACCACGGTCGACTTTGATAAGGTGCGTGGCAAGGTGAATGTGTTTACCTTCGATAAGCCACTCCCTGCGTATGAGTATGGTAAATCATACAAGCCTAAAGGTACGCTTGAGATATACCCTAAAGATGGCAATACAAACCTTAACCGCTTGACGATTACCAATCTTCAATTACAAGGTCAAGGTACATCCTCTATGCTTTACTACCTGTGGAACTGGAAAGCGAAGGTATCGAAAGATACGACTATCGTATATGAGGACGGACTGACGGAACAGAAGAAGTTTGAACTCTTTAAGAACCTGCCGAAGATTTCCAAGCTGACAGCAAAGAAGAATATCGCTTCTTCTATGCAATATCATAAGATAGGCTCTGTAAATTCATTTACCGACCTATGGAAAGCGGTAGGCTTGACCAATGAAGGTGTCGAGCAGAACAGCGAAGCAAGAGTATCTATCTATCAAGAGACATTCGTAGGCTTCGAGAAACAGACCGCAGAAGACGGTACTGTTACATACAAGTTTGTCGGTTTATTCACGATTGGACCAGACAAAGGTGATGCCGCGACATTCGGATATGATAAGGATTTATTTCCTGACCTGTTATCTATTGAGGGTTCTGACAACTCTCCACGCTTAACACTCTTTCAAGTGCCTTGGGACAAGCGAAGAATACGCTACAACACTGAGGAAGAAGCATATCAGTACCAAGTTTCAGAAACCTCTTGGGAGAATTGTTGGGACCTGGATTATGCTGACCTCCCAGCGGATGATAAGACAACAGCAGACAATGAGACTCGTCAGCGTGCAGAGCAGCTCGTAGAGTCGTATATCACAGCTTATAATATCATCTATTCGTGCAATACGTTCATTGAGCCTTTCAATGGAACGCTTGACGAGTTGAACGCTGATCCACGCTCAACACACATTGAGTATTGGATTGCAAAGGCTGGTGATGAAAACCAATACAATCTATACTATTATGATAGCTTGTATAAGAAGTTCTGTCCTTCAACACTCGATAGCGGTGTGTCGATAGTTAATCTTCGTCAGCAGTTAGTCGGTGATAAGTATGGCTTAACCGAGACGATATTCAGCACGGTTAGTGATGCAGTTCAACTCAATGAGCTGTTCAAGGCAGCACGTATTCAGAAGTTCCGTGCAGAGCAGCCACGGGATTGGGACATCATGGACCTTCTTTTTCATCAACTATACGTAGAATGGAAGGCAGCAACAGACAATTGCGCAAAGAACACATACCCTTATAACTTTAATGTGAAATAGATATGGCAAAGAGTAAATGGAAATTCCGTCAGGATGACCTTGATACTATCCTGACAGTAATCAACCAAGGTTTAATGAAGAAACCCTACTGGGTAGAGTTCCACGATACCTATGCTGACGGTACGCCAGTTTGGAACGGTGAGAAGTCCGTTCTTTGGAACTTAATGGAGCAAGCATACCCAGAGGAGCGTGCGCAAATGATGAGACGAATGATGTCTAAGATGGAGGAACTTGGAGGGCTACAGAAAGGTACGCACCAGCAGAAACTCTTTGCATACTTCGAGAAGTATTACTTCTCTGTGATTGACAACTTCTCATCAATGCTCTACAATGAGGATGGCAAGTTCTACGAGAAGATGAAGCTCGCCATGCTGCAAGGTACTTATACTAACGATACCGACCCACTCGGGCAGTCGCTTGGTGATGGTAAGTCTCCCGAGGTGGCTTGGGTAAAGAAACGCATTCAGTACCTTATGTCTAAGTATTCCTTTGGTGACTACGACGCAAAGACGGCTGAAGGTGCAATTACTGTTCGTACCTCTGCACAGGCAGATGCTACAACGAACTCAATCGTTCTGCGCCTGACACCTGCAATGAAGTTATATCCTACAATTGCATACGGTACTACAATCATGCGTGGTGCTCGCACGGATGCTGGTAAGCCATGTGAGATAGTCGTCGACATTAACGGTACGTCTGACCAGCAGCTATCTGTCAAGTCAGCTGACTACCTGCTCGATATTGGCGATTGGAGTTCGTATGTAATTAACGGTGCGCTGTCAATCATTGGTAAGCGATTGAAGCGTCTGAAACTTGGCGATGAGAATGAAGAGAAGGTGAAGATACTTATCGCTTCTCTTACATTGGGTAATACAACATCATTAGAGGAGATTGATGTGCAGAACATCTCTACTCTTGGAGGCTCGCTCGATATGCGTAGTAACTTCCGTCTGCGTAAGTTCCTCGCTGGTGGCTCATCGCTAACCGAAGCACACTTCGCTGATGGTGGTGCGCTCGAAGAAGTCGACTATCCTGCTTCCACGTCATACGTGGAATTAAAGAACCTTGACAAGCTCACCAATGAGAAGTGCAATACAGAAGCGTGTGCCCCTAACGTAATGAGTTACTTCGTGAGTGGTTGTGACAATCTCCAGCCGATTAAGATGCTCATTGGAATAATGGATGCACAGGTAGGGCAAGTGCCTCACGCCCTGCGTTACGTGCGCTGTGTGGGCTTTAATGAAACATTCACGGACGGACGAGCATTTGATAAGCTGTCTCAGTTAGTCGATGGAACATATCAAGGAATCGATGCAGAAGGTCAGTATGGCAATGACCCTTACCCAGTTCTCGACGGCACAATCAACCTCACCACAGGCGCATATCGTGACACCTACGATGCGTTGATGACTCATTATCCAAAACTTAAATTGAACATCGCTAAGTGGTGGATTCGCTTTGAGGACCCAGAGGTAAAGCGCATTTGTGTAGAAAACTGGGATAAAGACGGTGACGGAGAGCTAAGTATGGAAGAAGCAGCAGCTGTTAGTTCCATCGGGACTAAATTCAACGGTTTAGATCGAAAGACTGGTGTCTTAGACCTATCT